ATTAGTTAAAAATGTTGTAATATAATTTATATCAATTACTCCATAATTATCATTAAATATTTGAACTACTTTTGGGTTTTTAGATAAAGTACCTGTTACAGATAAAATAGATTTTGAAGGATCTTTTACAGCTACATTATATACTATAAAACCTATTTTTTTAGGTTTTACAAACCCCGGTGCTAATTTAGAATCGTCAGAAGTATATAATAATACTCCATCATTTATTAAATCAGAAGCTTGATCTTCTTTTAATAGCTTTCCTTCAGCTAAGTATTTTTTTAAATCGAAATTATCCATTTTCGTATTTGTTATATATGTCAATAAATATGACGGGGTCTACCCTATGTCCCATTCCTTCAATTTCCTCAATATTACAATCAATAAAAGCATCATCAAGAATCTCTTTTGTGAGTAAAGGATTAATAACTTTATCTTCCATACCTAAAACAACAACGGGAGTAAATCCAAGATCAGGATCAGCATTACTTAATTTGTTAAAATTAGGATCAAATGTGCGTGAGTGAAACGCAGGATTAAAAGCAATAGTTTTAATATTAAAATAATTACCTAACAACATTGCAGAATAACCACCCATACTACTACCAATAATAACATCTGGTTTAAATGCTTTAACTATTTTTATTAATTGCTTTTCAATATTGGAGTCAGCATAACCCATAGCAGGGGCATAAACACAAGCTTGACCTGCTAGAAAACCAACTTTTTCTCCGCCTTGTTTACTTTCAAGACCATGTAGATATAATATTTTTTTCATTATCCTATCTCCATTTCATATCCACGCTTTTCGTGATCATGCTCACTATAAACGTTTAAATTTAAATAATCACCTAAGTAATTATCAACAAAACTAAAATTAACTTTTTCAGTTTTATCATAAGCAACGATGAAATTATATTCATCTTCGGTAACATACTCTTTGGTATTTACCAACATTTCAAAATAATTAAACTCTTGTTGGCATTCGTAAATTTCTCTTTCTGACATAACCTTTATTTTTATATTATTATTAACTCTTATTACATGGTAAATATACGAACAAATTTTGGCATCTCCACGCAGGTGCGCGGAAGTCTTTAATAAGTCTTTACTGTTGTATCCCATTAAGGAATACTAACCCCCCAGCAGCTACTATACCTGATTTGGCACTAGTAATATCAGTATAGGATTCACCTAAAGTTAAATTAATAGTTGCAATACAATTTGCTTCATTATCAGCACCATAAAATGCTATTTCATTTATAGCTTCACTATCCGGGAATGGGATAATATAATCTACATCATTTACGGCTTCAGCTCCTACTGTGTCTGGAGTTGTTGTTGAGATTGTGTTGTTTGTGTTTACTACGTAATTCATTTTTTTAAATTTAATAAGTTATTTGATTATCGTTTTCTTCATTTTTTAATTTTTGTAACCTTTTATAATAATTAAGGCGAATATTTTCTTCAGTGTCTAAAATACCATCTTTATTAATATCAAATTTTTTTTCTAATTCATCTAATATTTTTTTCTGCCTCCAAGAAGAAACCTCTTGAGATTTTACTATGTTAGATTTTTGGATTAAATCTTTTAATTCATCTTCATCTTCATCCCATCCTTCTAATGGATCAATTTCATCTTCTGGTTTTTTAAATTCTTCACCTTCTTCATATAAGTTCCCATCTACAAATTTTTCACCATAAATGTTTTCTTTTATTTTAGGACGTAATTTTTCGAAGGCAAAATTAGCTGCTATTACTAAAGCTATAGCTAACGGGTCAAATACAAATATAATTGTAAGTAAAAGATAATTTATAATTTGATCCATAGGGATACCTGTTAGACCTGATAGATACTTAAGTGGGCCTAATTCTCCTGCTATATCATTATTAATTGATACTTCTACGATTTCAGTTTCATATTCAAATAGTTTAGTATTTAAACCATCTACTTTATTATTAATTATAGTTTGTCTGTCTACTGCCTGATCTAGTTGTTTTTCTAATGATTTTCTTGTTGAAGATGAAGTGGTGGTTATTAACACACCTTCGGCGTTAGTATACTGTATAACGTTGTTAGCTAAACCGGAACGTAAATCAGCCACGGCCTTGTTAATACTTTCCTTTTCATCGGTGTATACGTTAAGTTGTTCTTTAGTATTATCTCTTCTAGTTTCAATTAAAGCTATTTGTGAGTCAATACTTCCAGCTTTAGCTGATGTTTCTTGATAAGCTGCAGAAAGGAAACCATAAATGCCCATACTAGTAATTAGTATTAGGACAAAACAAGCTATTGAAAGGTAATATTTAAGAAAGGTAGGGAGTGATTTTCTGTATTGATATAGAAGTGAAGCAATGACTAATTTAGCTACTTCTAAGGAGGCAGCCATTATTATAACTGCAAATGCCGCACCCGCAAATAATTTACTTAATCCGCTTACAGAGTAGAATGCCGCTGATGCACTTACCGATAATGCTGAGAAAGCAATTATAAATGGGAATATTCGTTCTTGGATCTTTATCCACATATGTTTAAGTTTTTATTTTCTTAAACCCTTATGCTTATCTATACGATCTAAAATTTTATTTAATTCTTCCATTTTTATAAGACCGGCCATAGATGCATTTTTAAGGGCACTAATTAATTGAAATACCATGAACGGTATGATAATTGTTTCGCTCATCCAACCTGCTCCTGTAAATCCTTTCTCTACCATTAAGATAACCGTTAGGATTACAATCCAAGTTACAAGACTTTTTAATATTTTTAAAGCTTTATATGTTTTAAAGCCTTCTCGCTTACACCCGGCTATCATTCCAAATAAACCATCTAATAGTAAAACTCCTACTATAGCTAAGTACTGCTCAACATTATCCATTGTAAGTTTTAAAAAATAAGAACATAAAAAGCTTGTGGTGGCAGTGCCAACTAATAATATTTTCATCCAGATGTTGTTAATTTCATTGTATTTCATTACTAAATATTGTAAATTATACCAATTGTTTTTTCTCAATTTCTTTAATCATTTCAAAATGGATTTTTGCAATCCTATCTCTTCCCTCTTCACTTAATAAATAGTTATGGCAATTACTATAATTAGTCATAAAGAAATTTTCACTTAATATAGCCGGCATTACTGTTTTTCTCAACACCCAGAAATTGGATTCTTTATCAGCATCACCATCTTTTGTATCTTTTCTCATTTTTTCATTTGGAAATTCGAGTTCTGCTTTAGCAGCTAGAACAGAAGCGACTTTATCTGATTTTGTTTCACCCTCAGAGGTGTATACAGACCAACCATTTGCTGATTCTTGATCAAAACCATTAGCATGGATTGAAACATATATGGATTTTCCATCTTTATCTGCTCTTTTACGATGGATGTCATTTGCTTTATCAGTACGTTTACTTAGTGAGATATCTTCTTGAGTATCTACTAAATTAACACATTCTATTCCTTCTTCGGCACACATTTTAACTAAACGATTTACAATCGCTCTATTAAACTCACCTTCAAATAGTTGGGAACCATCATCCCAAACTGGGGATCTTTTACCTGCAGTTTGATATTTTCCATTAATTATACCCCCATGACCATTATCTAATATCCATAAATAGTTAGATTTGGGAGTTGGGCAAATAGATGAAATTGATTTATCATATTTAGTTCCACATTTAGGACATTTTATCAATTTACTCATTTATATTTTTATTTTTTGTAAAAGATTTGATAGTTGAAACTCCTAACATGGTAGCAGAAAATATTAACATTGAGTTAAATAATTCTTGATTTACCTCAAACCAATGAAAACCATCTCCTATAAATGCAATACATACTAATATACCTGAAATTATCCCTAATGTTTTTTTAGATGAATATTTATCATCTCTTTTATCTTCAGTAAATATATCACTTATAAATTTCATGATGGGTAGTTTAATGATAAATATGAAAAAGGGGATGCTCATGCACCCCCCTTTAAAGAATAGATTATATTTTTTTAATTATTTACCTAATAAACCTTTTACCCAATTTTTGGCTAAATCCCAATTTCTTGTAGCAAATACACCAAATGCAAACCCGGCATATATTTTGTACCCAAAAGACCATAAGATTAAACCTGCGATTAATCCTAATACTCCTTCGATTCCATTTGCTACAATCCAATCTTTAACAATTGTAAATATTGTTTTAATAAATTTTAATACTTTTTTCATAATGATTTATATTTTGTGTTTATACATATTAATAGTTACTTTAAATCAGATGGGATTGGAGTTCCTACTGGATACGGTTTGCCTTCTATGGCTGCTGTGATTGATTTCATGCCGGATTTAACTGGAATTGCTTTACGTAAGGGAACGGCTGCTTCATTTAATGGGCCAAAACATCTAGCTAATATAATACCTGTTTCGGTAGTGTCAATGATTTGACAAGGCATACAGAACATATTACTTTCACTTGTATGTGGTGAATCTGTATTTACAATAAAAGCACGATTATTAGGTTTCATCATTTCCCAACTAAGAGTAGATGGGTTGAATTGAGGAATAGAAGTTGATGTGTCAAAATAATGATATAATGACCAAACGGATTTACCATCCCATCTTGTACTTCCATCGTTACCCGGAAATTGAAAATCTTTTTTGACATTAAATTGACCTTCAGTACCCATAATTTCACCCCAACTTGGACTTACACCCTCCATTGCTAGATTTGAAATTGAGGTATCTGGGAATACAGGACATATAGCACATCCTTCCTCGAATTCAACACCTTGCACAATAATTTTTTTCCCGGTTGGTACTGCTCCTGATGCACCACAAAATGCATAGTAACCTTCGTGTAGTTTAACTACATTTTCTACTTTTTCAGTGCAACTAAACAACATTGTAGCTGCAACAATTGATAATAATACTTTTTTCATTTTTTTTTGTTTTGATTTTATTTTTATTTTTATTTTTATGCTGAACGATAGACTAAAAAGTCTTGTGCTGCGTTTTCACTGTCAGGTCTTGCAATTTTCCATAACGTAGATGCATCATCTTTTAGGAATACAGGACCACCCATAAATTCAATATGTCTAGTATTAGTACCAGCCCAACTAAAAGATGGACAAACATTAGAACAGAATCCTTCTCCAAACGTGCTAGTTATTTCACCATCTGACATTACGTCAAAATCACCTCTGTCTAAATTACCTTCATGCCATTTTTCAAAACCTCCATCATTATCGTAGAAGTCTTTCATTTCAAGTTCACCAGGGAAATCAGGTTTACTGTTATTGGTTTTAGTCCATTCGTGATTATCCCCATCACCTGTTGTAATACCCATAACAAAGTAGTCACCAATAGTAACGTGCCACTCATCCCATGATTTGGTTTCACCAGGTTTTAAAACACCATTTTTTGTAGGTTTATCATTTAATTTAGGTGACTCATAAAGTGCGTACTCTACAGGTACCTGTGTCTTGTTTGTAATTTTTAATTCTACACTCATAATTTTATTTTTTATTTTTTACGTAAAATATTTTAAATATTAAATTTCATCTTCAGCTATTACTCTAATGTTTGATATTTTAAAAGAACCATCACATACATTAGACCAACTTTTACAAGCTGGATCATTATAGTTATACCACTCTTTCCCATTAATCTGGTATTGGTCTGGTGAATATCCTGTCCAGTATGAAGAAACTATAGACCATCCACTTTCCATAGCATCACTTAAACCTGTAAGATCATCAATGCTACTATCGTTAGCTTTTGTGTGTGATAAAAAGTCATACACTACAACACTATTACTACCTTGAGAATAAGTAACAGTCATATTAGTATAAGCAGTATCAAATTCAATTACTATATCAAATGGTTTTGATGGATCAATTACAGTTGCATTATTAACTCCATTTCCCGGATTAGATAGGTAATCTTGTTTCCAACAGCTATTTGTATTGATTGAATTTAAATAAGAAAATTCTAAACTTTCTTTATTAGCTGAGTTACTTGTACCTAAATGAACTGTGGTTTGAGAAAGTACATTTCCATTAGTTTCCATAAAATCAATCTCATTACAATATGTAGATGATCCACCAGCATCACAATACCCAGGACCACCATTTATCATATAAAATGATGCGTTTACGAAATTTAAATTGTTTAAACCAGATAAATCTACAGTAGCTGTAATTTTACTTACGTTTTTATACTTTTTAGTAGATTGAACTCTACCTTCTCTAAAATCAATTGACCCATCAGAGTTAATTGCAGGAACTAAACCACAGTACTGACCTTGAACCCCTGTAAATGTGGGTGTAAAAGTTGATGTGGTTGATGTTGTTTTGTTGTTACAACCTAATAACATTGTAGACGTAACTAATAATAGTAATACTTTTTTCATTTTTTTGTTTTTATTAATTAATTAATTTATATATACATATAACATAATGGGGGGGTAGCGAATCCCCCCCACCTGATTTCCGTTCACTATGAACGGTCCTAAGTGTGGTAATCAAACCACAATTTCAGATATGGCATCTCGTTAACCATCACAACTTAAGCAATCTTCACTTGTTCTAGAACCTAAATCACCTTTAATCACACTGTCAGTTCTTAAATAATAAAGGGTTTTAATACCTAATTTATGTGCTTCCATGTGAACTTGATTTATCCATTTAGGAGAATCTGTTGGGTCAAAAGCAACGTTTAAGGATTGGGTCTGGTCAATATATTTTTGACGAATAGCTGCCTGTTGAACTAATGCTAATTGGTTGATTTCAGGGAAAGTTAAGAATATTTCTTTTTCATCTTCTGTTATAATATCATTAGATAAATTAGCTACTGATCCATTATCAACTAATATCTGATCCCACACCTTATCTTGGTTTTTGCCTTTACTAATTAATAGTTTTTCAAGTTCTGGGTTTCTAACAATAAATGTTCCCTTAGCACCATTAAATACATAAACATTAGCTGGTTGTGGTTCAATTCCAGCTGAGCAATTATTAATACGAGAATTTGATACTGTAGGGGCAACGGCCATTACGTGAGTATTTCTCATTCCTGTTCCTTTACACCATAAAGGTTCGCCATATTCTAAAGCCATTTGCCTAGAGGCTGCTTCAGCCTTTTGTCTAATATCACTAAAGATAGTATGAGTCCAAGCTGTTGATGCTAGTGAGTTAAATGGTAGGCCTTTTTGTTGAAGGAATGTATGCCACCCCATTACACCTAAACCTAATGCTCTCCCTTTTTTAGCTGATCTATGTGAGCGTTCCATTGATTCTTTACCATTAGTTTTAACGATAAATTCTTCCATTACCCCATCTAGGAAATAAGTAGCCATTTCAACTACATCTGTATTTTTCCACTCATCATACTTAGCTAAGTTTAATGAGGATAAACAACAAATAAACGAATGTTCCTCATCTGTATGTAAAGTGATTTCAGAACAAATATTAGTCATACTAACATTTAAATTATTCATTCTATATGCTAGAGGATTATCTTTATTAACGTTATCCTTAAACATTATATATGGTTCCCCGGTTTCTACACGTGATTTAAGTATTTCAAGCCATGTTGACATAGCTGCGCTGTCACGATCTTGTAGGCGCTTCATAAACGCATCATCTACAACAACGCATTGGTGTAAATTTAAACATTGTCTGTTAGGGTCACCTTTAGGTCTACGAATTTGTAAAAATTCCTTAATGTCCTTATGGTTGATATCTAGATTTACAGATGCTGCTCCTCTACGAACTGAACCTTGGTTAGTTGCTACAATAGTCGAATCATAAATTTTAGCCCAAGGAACTATTCCTTCACTCTGTCCGTTTCCGGTAATACTTGATCCTCTTCCTCTAATTCGACTAAGGGATATTCCCACGCCTCCCCCATAGGAAGTAAGTCGCATAAGCTCTGCGTTAGTAAGCCCAATACCACGTATCGAATCCGGAGTATCAATGCCAAAACAACTAATAGGCAAACCCCTATCAGTACCTGTATTACTGAGAACAGGGCTAGCGAGACCAATCCATCCATTCCAAATGTATTTAAAAAATTTATTTGCTAAATCAGGACGATTTAATCTATCGGCCACAGCATTAGCGACGCGTCTATACGCTTTTCGGGGAGTTTCCCCAGGTATTAAGTAACCTTTTGAAATTGTTGATAATGCTACATCATCAAAAAATTCAGGGTAATCTTTACCTCTCTCCCATTGGGAGTAATCTTCTACTAAACTATTATTATCCATAATTAAAATATACTTTCATCCCAACTCATATTTCCTTTAGAGTAGTTGGTTACTCGGTTTGCAAAAAAGTCTGTGTGTTGTTTACCCCCTGATAAATGGTCAAACCATTTCATTCTTTCAACAGCTGTTAAATCAATATCCGTAATAATTCCTTTATAACCTAAATCACCTAATTTAGTATTAATTCTATTTTTAATAAAATTTTCTAAATCATATTGTGAGCATCCCTCTAAATCACCTAACTCATAACACTTTCTAATAAAATCCAATTCAAGTTGTAATGATAATAAAGCAGCTTCATTTATTGATGCTTCAAGTTCTGGAGTTTTGAGTTCAGGATTCTCTTCGATAAGTGTTCTAAATAACCAGCATCCGGCTTCGGAGTGTAATGATTCATCTCTAATAGACCATTCAACAATTTGACCCACTCCCTTAAGCTTGTTTCGCATCTTAAAAGATAAGAGGACGGCGAAGGAAGAGAATAAATTAACTCCCTCGGTAAATGCTGAGAATATAGCGAGTGATTTAGCAATTTCATGAGGATCTTTTTCACCATTAAAACTATCCCTAACAGTAGTAAGATTTTCAATTTTAGCCATTGTAGCCTCATCTTCCATAAATTCATCGAAATTTTCAAGACCAAGTGTTTCATTTAATAGTGAATATGCTTCGGCGTGGATTGTTTCAAATGCACCAAATGTTGTAGCCATCATGATAACTTCTGGTTTTCTAAACCATTTAGTAACTAGTTGTGTCCAATAATCATTTACAACTGTTTCTGTTTGAGCAAAACCTTTTAGGATTGAACCTATAATGTTTTTTTCTGTTTCATTTAGATTTGAATTCCAATCATTCAAATCAGACATCATTGGTACTTCTGTATGTAACCAATGAGCTTGTTGTTGTTTTAACCAATAATCTGCAGCCTCTTGATATTCAAAGGGTTTATAGACAACTCGTTCCTGCAATAGATTTTTTTTCTTCGCCATTTTTAATTTTTGTATTTTATTAGGAATTTAACTCAAAAAACTTATTAGATAACATCTTTTTATCAAATGTATCTACACCACCATAGCTATTAGATTGGTTAGTTGGTTCATCAGGTTCATAATCGTCTTCATTATAATCATGAACTTCAAAATGGCCTGTAGATGTATCTGCTTTTACCCCGAATGTTAAACCATCCATACCATATCTATTCTTCATAATGTGAAATCTCCCTGTTCCATTTACCTTATCTTTAGCTTTTCTTGAAAGAGACATACAGAAATCAGTAATCATAATTTTATCATATGATCCTGCTGCTTTATCCCCTTCGATAACATCATCTTTTGCACCCGCTCTATTCACTTGTGAGACTGACCAAATAGGTATGTCTAGTTCACGAGCAAGTCCTTTGGTACTAGTATAAATATCATCTATTTCTCCTTTACGATCTGCTGTTCGTTTTTTTGTTGAAAGAAGATCAACATAATCAATTATAACTAAATCTGGTTTAACTCCCAAATCAGTAACCTTTCTAATATGTGACTCTATTGTACCAATAGTTGCACGTCCTGTAGGAAATTCTTTAATGATTAATTCACCTGGTAATTCTGGAAGTATTTCTTCAATTTTTTCTCTATTTTTAAGAATAGTATCTACTGGGATATTTGAGAAGAAAGCATCATATCTACGACCAACATATGCTTCACCTAATTCTAAAGTATAATGTAAAACATTAAATCCTAATTTAACAGCATGACCTCCAACTGCTACTAATGACCAAGATTTACCACCTCCAGGATTACCAAATATAAGACCAAAATCTCCATTTCCGAGACCCCCTTGAAGTATATCATTAACCCTCCCCCATGGGGTTGGTAAAACAGTTCTTGCATCTTCTCTAAAACGAGATTCAATATCTTTATTATATTCATGTCCTACATTTTTATCTTGACCTGCTTTTAAGGCGGATTCTACTAAGTATTTAATACCATCAAAATCCCCAGCTTTAAGTAAATCTACACTATTTAATAATGCTTTTTTTAATTGTTGATTTTTACAAAATTTAGAAAATTCTTCTCTAACATATTCTAAATCTTCATCTGAGGCCTGATACGCAGCTTTTAATTGTTCTTTAATTGATAGAGCAAGTACATCATTATCAATACGCTTCATTTCAATCTTTAAGACATCCATGGAAGGAGTTGTATGGTACTTATCGTAATAGTTTAATATTTCTTTAATTATCCATTTTTGGGCTTGATTATCCCAATATTCTTCACTAATAATATCATGAATATTTGTAAGATATTCTTTATGGGTGAGTAAAGCTGATATTACCTTAATTTGGAAGGTAGGACCATACTGATTTAAGTTTACTAATGTCATAACTTTTATTTATTTTTATTTTATTTGTAAGGATTCAAAACAATCTTTTACCCAAAAATCTAGATTTCTAATTATTCCACCTAATTGATCCTGATTATACATTGATATGAATTGATCGGGAAGATACAAAATATCTTTGGATTTAACAACCGAATTTAAATATTTTTCATCATTTTTATCAATCATAGGTTTAGATAAATCCATAATTTTAAAATTTGTTTCTATAGATGAAAAATTTTGAAGTATTCGGGCGTATATTACATTTTCTTTAAATTTCTCTTCACATATTTTATAGATATCATCTAAAGTTAAATCACGCTCACTTAATTCAGGAAATAGTTTATATAATTTTTTAGGTCCTAATCCTTTAATACCCGCAACCTTGTCAGAATTGTCTCCCATTAAGGTTTTGTATAAAATGAAATTATTGGGGGACATTTTGAATTTTTCAATAACTGTATCTACTGTATAGTATTCTTTTTCCATAGGGCGGTATACAATTACATTTTCATTTATTAATTGTAAGAAATCCTTATCTGAAGATACTATGAATACTTTATCTTCTTTCTTTTGAGGAATTACATCACTTAAATAAGCGATAATATCATCAGCTTCAACTTTATCTAATGTTACTACTTTAACTGGTAGTGTTTTTAAATATTGGATAATACGAACCATTTGGTCTATTTTAGCATCATCTTCATCATCTTTATCATCAAAAGCATCCCAATTTGTAATACGTTGTAAATCTCTTCCAGATTTATATTCAGGGAGGAGGTTTTTTCTATTATTAGAAGAACCTGCCCCATCAAATATTACATAAACTTGAGTTGGTTGCATTTGACGTATCATCGCTCCTAAGGAACGAAAAAAACCACCTAAACCCCCAATATGTACCCCATCAGGATTAACCATATTAAGTATTGCGGGAACGAAAAAAACCACCTAAACCTCCAATATGTACTCCATCAGGATTAACCATATTAAGTATTGCAAAATTTCTAAAAAATAGATTTAACCCATCTATCATTAGTATTCTTTCTCCTTCTACAGTCTCTTCTCCTTGCTCATCCATGTTATTGAGGAGCTTAAGTAAATCTTTTTGTTTCATGTGTATTTTATTATGGGGGGAATATACGAAATTCCCCCCGGATAACCTAATCTTTATTTGGGTTCATCTGTATGAGACATGATGTCAGTATATGCTTCATCTTCTTCAGCAATTATAAAATCTCCACCACCTAGAATTTTAGTCCAAGCCTCTTTGTGTTCCTCTTTATAATCCTTTAAAGCTTTATCATCATCTAAGATAAAACCATGAGGTGTCATAACAATTTTACCTCTAGTAGTAACTCCATTAATGTGGTTTTTGTCAATTTGTAGATTAGTACGCTTTGCAAATTCTACCTGCTTACCATCTTTAATTGCTTTGATTTTAGAGGTTCCGGCTGACATTACATTACCAAATGTTACTACAAATGTTGAATCAAACCACATAGCATATCCACCCTTATTCATTAGTTTGGGTTGCCCCATAGGTGATTCTGCTTTTAATGTCCATACTTTATTAATACAAACTAATGTATTTGTGTAAGGATTACTCTCTTTACGAGACATTACTATGCGTTGATTAACGTTATTTCCAAATTGAGTTGACATTGCGCCGGCGTTCCACTCGTTGTTGTTTTTATTGGATTTTAACGACATTTCACATGGGACTGACCCAATTGAATCCCAACAGAACATCAAGTCATAAGGTAAATTACCACTTTTCTGTTCATCCAGTAAATCTAGAATAAAACCTGCTACATCTTCAATTGAGTTAATAGTTTCTCTATCTACATAAATAAAATTACCATTATAATCTACAATTTCACCCGTTTCTTTATCAACAACTTCATTAACTTCTAACCCCATCATTCTAGCATGTTCCCAGGACCACTTCATTTCTGTAATGATGAATACTGGTAAAATACCTCGTTTTTGGGCTGATACAGCTCCTTCAATCATTGCTGTTGTCTTACCTGTATCTGAATGACCACGAAGTAGTACAATATGCCCCATAGGGATACCAGGTACAGAAGTTATCTCTTGATAAGCTTCTGATAGTGGTATCCATGATTGTTCTTTAAATTTTGCTTTAGAAGATAGTCCTTTCTTAGTTTTAAAGCCATCTAAATTGAAATTTGCTTTAATTTCTGAGGAGACTGCCTCCGATAGTGATTTTTTAGGTCTTGCCATATTTATTTTTTAAAAAGGTAAATCGTCGGTTTTCTCATCATCATCAAATAGTGAATCGAATTTATCACTAGTTGATTGTTTAGGTTTTGCACTCAAAGAATAATTTGATTTTGGAGTACTTTTAACATCATTATCAAAGGCAACCTCAGGTTCAGAAGTGATTTCTTCATCATCTTCAGGAGTTAACCACTCTTGTAGTGCTAATTTCATTTCATCATAGCTTAATGGTTTAAAGACTTTTTTAGGATCAACTTGATCTTCTAAAAATTTCTCAATTTCATCACTACTTTCAGATAATGGGGATGTTTTCATAGATGGACCTAATGTCGTACGGTTATAAGGAGTACCTGTAGATTCAGGACCAACCGTATTTAACTTAATGTCACGACCTTGAGAAAAATCAGTAAAATCACCTACTTCTTCATCAGCAGCTAATTGTAGAAATGCTTCGTAAATTTCTTTACCAAATTGCCACAATTTTACTCCTTCGCTTTCTTCACCACGTACAACTACAGGTGCAAATATACGAGTTTTAGCATCTAACTTTTTTGCTAATCTCCAATTTTCCTTGTCATTACTTTGACGTAGTTGTTTAGCAAACTCCATAATTGGGTCTTTTTCTCCCCAATTAGTAGGTGATGCCATTACCTTTTTACTACCAATACCATAGTAAAATTTCATTTCAGTAAATGGGTTTTCTTTATTGTACTTAAAAGGTACAACTCTAACTGTTTGTTTACCTACTGAGGGCTTCCAAAACATGTTTTTACCTCCCCCAGAACTCTGGTTTGATGAGGATTTTTGCATCTGATTAAGACGCTGTTTGATTACATTCAAATCCATAATATAACTTATTTTTATTTATTTATTAATAACTCAATATACGAACAATAATTGGCGATGCCAAATTATACTTCGATAATTTTAAAAATCTTTGTATTTAGTTGTTTTAACTCATTATGCTGAGTAAGAAGAATACAGTTTCTATAATGCTGCCAATCAATTCTAAATTTAGAATCTACAACACCACCATTTAACCCTTTAATTACTTCATTCAGGGCATTAATAGTGTATAATGTATTAGAGTCTTTTTTACGATGTACTAATATTGTGTTGTCTGGAATTGAATTTATATTTCCTTGGTCCACATTATAAGTAACAACATATTCGTCATTACTCTTAACATGAAGAACAAACATCTTATTATACATTATCTTGTACTTAGAAGTAAGATTCTCAATTAAAGAATCTAAATCCTCTAAGGTTGTAAAGGTGCAAAAAAGTTTATTATTCAAATCGTTAATGTTTAGAGGAGTAGCAAAATCATACTGTCCCGTATACATATAACTATTATTCTGTAAAATCGTAGGTATCTCCATAACTTATTTTTGATGCTAATTTATAGCTTTTAATTATATTTTTAATAACATTTACAATATCTTTCTCCTCTTTATCTAAATCTAACAAAAAAGCATCATAAGTATATAATACTAACTTTGTTTTCTTACCTCGGAGCGATTTTAATATTTCCCACAATATACGAATGTTGGTTGAAGTTTCCAAGTTTTGAAGAACATAATTCAACAACTTTTGCGGCTTCATATCTTGTGTATCATCCTTCCTAAGTATATACCCGGATTGCGGCATTTTTATCCAACCTTGATATTGAAATGTATCCCACAAATCATCCGTATATGCTTGCACCATTTTAAAGAACTCCAGGTTTTTATATTGGTCAAATACTCCTCCATATAGTTGTTTAAATGTTAGTTCCTTAGCTTTTTTATAATCCACCCCATACATTTCGGAAAATGCTTTGTGGATATCTCCCTCCCCAAACTCATAACCAATTTCATTAGCTAGTAGAGTGGGGTGGTATGCACTAATGTCTAATTCGAGGAGAATATCATTACGTGGGATGAAACATTGTCTCGATCCATCTTCTTTATTAAGTGCTGCATAATTAACTCCATTAAAGGTATTTGAGGGACGAGTTGTTAGAGTTTTTAAATTATACTGCGTATAAACATACTCACCATCAATTTTATGAAATCTCTCCTCAAACAACTCTTTATTTACTCGAAGGCCATTAGATTCAATTGCGGAGAATACAATTGATGATCGTTTATTAAACCATTGGCAATAATCATCTTTACAATCTATGTTAAATACGTTCAAATCACTAAAAATCGCCTCCGTGTATTCATAGTGCTTAACCACCGGAATTATACGGTTTAAATCGCGTTTGCTACTATGGTGTTGGTAGAAGTGATTGTATGAGTGGGGTTGTGCTGGTATATATGTATTATGTGTTGGTTGAGTGTCAAAAAGAGCTTTTAGAGGTAAATATTGTAATGTAGACTTTTTATCTCTTACATATATTTTTTTTATCTTACTTAATATTTCTATTACCGCGTTTAATTCTAATGATAGTGTCTCACTATGGTCAATACATAACATATAACCTTTATGCGCCTTTAAAGGGCGTACATACAATAATGATACGTTGTCAATGTTAGGATGAGTTTTAAAATTATAAGGAATTACCTCTAAAAACACTTCATCAAAACCTTGACAGCTAAAATCTTCTAATTGTTCGCTATCTTCTATTAACCAAAACATAGGGCCAATATACGAAGATAATTTTAAAATGCCTAACTAACTTGGTAAAATTGAGAGTAATTTTTAAAATATCTAACTAAACCCCTAAATTTTAACTCACGCTCAATACGAGATACTACACTTAAATTTACTTTAGATACTTCCTCAGGTGATGTACCCGTTAAAGTCCAAGTTATTTTAAATGGGGTATAAAGGGAAAATAAATATTCGGGGTTTGCATTTAATAATCCATTAAAAGTTTCTTTATTTATTTCAATATAAATGTCTTGATTTGTTCTTTTACAAAAATATCTTGTAAAAGCTCCTAATTTATAGTCATCTAATGTTGGTTGAGGATGATAATATAATGGTATTTTTTTTATTGGTGGTTTATAGATATCTACACCTCGAAGTAAATCATATTTTCTAACAGAATTATAATCTAAATTATAAATAGTTTCATCCGGTGGAACCAATATATTTTCAAAATCTAATATTGAAACTGCAATTTGATCTTCAGATAATGGAGATAGGACATATTCAACCAAAACCAACTCTTCATAAGGTATATCTTGTGGGTTTTTTTTAGAGAAATATTGACCTGAAGATACTGCCCAATAAGACCCCACATAGTTTTGATCTGTTGATTTAACAACAAATTCTCCACCACTAGTGTATAAATTAGTTCGTATTTGGGATTGAGGATAGTACATATTTTTATATAACTTGTTTAATTATCAAATTTTGGTTTTGGTCGGCTAAACAATGTCTTCCCTACTACCTGCCAACCCTTGGATCTCTTTTCCTGCGCAATTCTAGCGGGATTTGTACCTGGTGGTTTGTAGGCTTTTGGGTTGTTAGCAGTGAAACAATAGAAGGATTTTCCACTAGGAAAGAATTCTTCTACAGCTACAAATATTTGGTCTGCTGTTCTTTGTGATGCCATTTTGAAATTCTTTCCGGGCCCCTTCGAACCTCTTTTACCTGTAACTGCTTGGAATTGGTTTGGAGCTGTTAGAACAGTTATAATACTAGTATTCCTAAATCTTGCTCTAGTTGCTATTACTTTCATGACCAATGCTCTTTCTTTAGGATCCTTACTAGCTTCAGCAGCAGTTGCTGCTACCAAATTATCCCATTCTTCATCAGTTATTGGTCTTTTAAGAAAAGTTTCAACCAATGCCCGAGCTCCAGCGCCTGTACCGTTTAATCTCAAATCAGTTAGTTCATCTGATGTAGCGTCATTAAAAATTTCTCCTTCTACTTGTTCTACCGAATAATTTGGTGGTGGTATGTCTGGGGATTGCGGTAAATTATCTACATTGGTAACTGTTAATGAATCAATTTTTGTTATCCACCCCTTACTATCTACAGAATGGCTTAATCCTTTAACTAAAAAGGACATTGTCTTTTCGTATGACTTTGGAAGTATTTCAGCTGAAATATAAAACTTTTCATAAATCCTTAAACCTGAGAATCCCATCATGTCTAAATTCATACTAAATGGGATAAATCCTTGACTACTTGGGATTTGATTACCACCTCGTTGATATAAATTTATCGTAGATACATAACGGTTAAAAGCTGATATTTGGGACTGAGATGATGTTATTAATTCTCCTGAAGGTACTCGACCGTTTTTATAAAAATAAGTTAATAATGATTCATTTTCATTTAAACTAGCTATTGTTTTAGCAAATACAACTGCAGGATCTTTTGAGGATTCTTTTGTTTTACTAGCAACTGCTTTACTTATCTTACTTGGGGTTACAGAATCTCTTAATCCTTTATTAAATTTGGTTAAAGATGTAGAATTTGATATATCGGATTGGGAGCTGTCTTGTGCCCCAATTGAAATCATAGTAGCAAAAGCATTTGATAGTGTAGTACTAATTCCTACGTTTGTTATAAATGGACTACTTGGTTTATTGGTCCCTGTATCTATCTTTTTATAACCAGTAACATTAAAGAAAGTACGATTATCTGGTGTTTTCTTTGTTTCCGTAACTACATTTGGATCTAAAGGTACATCATCTCTAATTATGATTTTATTGGAATCATGGTCATATGTAACTGAGAATTTGTTTAGACTACCTAAAGCTACTTGAATACCCTGCATTAAATTTTCTAAAAATGGTAAAAGTTTAACAGCATTATTAGATGTTGTGCCTTGTAGGGTTTGTGCAACATAGTGTATATTTACGGGTATAGATAATAAATTAGCTACGTAGTCTGATTTTTTCGGAGACTCTATATTAAAATTAATACCCTCTAAAACATCTTTCCAATATGTTATAACAGAGTTATCTGTGATTGTGTTTGGAAAAGTATTACCTTCAGATGCTTCTTTAGGTGTTGGGGGTGTTATTAGAGGTTTAGGGAATATAAATGGGATTATACACACGTTAGGATCAGATGATAGCTGTCCTGGTTGGGTGTACATATAATTGTTAGAATCAAGATCAAATTCAATATAAGGTGATGATTTATCATTTTCTTCACTAGCGGATTGCATTAATAGATTATTCTGGATGAATAATAAAATCTCTTCCAATTTTATATATTGGTAAGGTGAATTTTGAGCTAACTTTGGAGTTGTTCCTATCGTATTACTCGTACCACCTTGAATTATAGTTCGTGAAGTTTTGGGTTGAACCATTATTAAATTTCTATAGTTACTGGTTTTAGCTCCATAAGTGTTTAAAGTTCTAATTTCACTTCCCGATTCAGAATTTGTTGAAATATCTTTTCCTGAACCTATATTATTAGTAAGCCAATTATAGTTACTATATAACCATTTATTAAAAATAGTTTTGTTTTTTGAAGTTATTAAAACATCATTTTCTAAAGGTGGTTCAGGTTCTAAGGTATTTGAGGGGCGAAATAGAGTAAACCTATCAATTGTTGCTTTGTAATTATCTTTATAAGTTTGAAACTCCTTAGTCGGGTTTTTATACCAGAAACCATCCGATTGCTTTTCAAAACCCTGCTCCTCCCAATATTCTCTATATTTTTTAGGGTCATCAGTTACTGTTACTGAATATTCTCCTAAATCATCTTTTAGATTGAAAGTGTGACTAGTTATATTTTTGGGATTGGGAGTATTGGTTTTAGGTTTAGAAGCTATGGTGTCGGGTTCAGCAACATTATTTATTGTTAAAGATTCGATCACATCACCAATTGAAATTGCTTTTACTTCAATATTATAACTACCATCACTATCTAAACCCCAAACAAAATTTGTTATTTTACCATAAAAACCATCATAATTTCCTTGAGTTCCATCGTCGGTTGAGTTATCATCAAATTCAAGATTAGAACCATTTCCTCGATCTGCGGATATTGATTTTAATATAGTAGATGATCCATATTCTACATCACCATTACCATCTAGAAACCTATTAAGTTCTCGAAAGGCTTTTGTGTTAAAGTTTGCGGTTTGGAAGGTTGGAGATTCTGGAGTGCCTTTAAAATACATAGTATGACCCCATTCAATTAATAAGGAATAACCAGGACGCATAAATAAAGCATCTAAAATTGCAAATTGTTCTCTACTATATGCTTTTATTTTTAATGAAGCCCTTCTTAAAGAACCTCTATTATATGTGTTTATATTTAAACTTTCAATACCAGGCATTGGAACTAAACCTCGTTCAGCCGAGCTTACAAAACCATAAGCTGAGTCATTAATTTTATTTAATCTATCCCAGGAGGTATTAAGAACACCTGATTTTTGAACTGCTTCATATTCAGTAAAATTACCATCTTCATCAGTGTTTTCATAAAGGGCGGATGTGCCTGAGAATAACATAAATTCTTTTGATAATGCCCCATCTTCATAATATGGGACTCCTGTTAATTCTTCACTTTTTGCAGACCCTGAAATGGAAACTGCAGATATAGCTCTAATCCAAGCTGTATTATTTGTACTCCAGGCTAAGGCTTCTGGTGTTTTATTTTCGAGTCCTAGCTGTTGTTCTCTAATTTTAACTTGATTAGATGCCCATTTTTTAGGATTATTTCCTATTATATTTCCCATTTTTTAGAACCTGTTTATGTTTGAATATTGTAAAAGTATTGAAGGGATGTTAGTGGGGATTCGAATTACGGTACCTGCTGGAGGCATCATTGTATTTTGGGGTAATGTTTGATTAGCTATAGATATAATCCACCATAAAGTAGTATCCCCATAGTATTGGTTAGCTAATAAATCATATCTATCAGCATCATCTACTATCACATATATATCACTTTCAGAAAGTGGAATTTCAGGGTAAAAGTTAGTTTTAAAGTAACGATCACCTGTGTTGCTCCTTAATATTTCTATGTCTTGGTATCTATTCATTATATTAGTAATTTTACAAATTTATTAAGCAAAAAATCCATCGAGAATCTTGGCTGCTTCAACAGTAACCTCACCACCCCCAGGGGTTATTATTCCTGTAGGATTTGCAACATCATATCCTATAAATTTAGATCCCTTTTGAGGTACAAAATTATGAATAGGGGAAAATTTAAAACCTTTTACTGTTAAAGTATGGGGTAGTTGTGCTACAGCCTCTTTTTTATCTAAAGGGGAACCATCTGCTTTTTTAGCCGTTTCCCAAGATGAGTCTTCAAAGCCCCCAAAAGATAATCCTTGAAGTACCCCAGGAACATCTACTAAATAATCACCTACTGTTAAATAAATTAAATTGCCTCTCATAAATCCAGCTTTACTATAATCCGGAGCACATAAAGATGCTAAATATGTAATTTTTTCATATAGTGGAAATTGTTCTTGTCTTGATTGGACTGCTATTCTAAACTCTAAACTAATATCCCTATCAAATCCCTTATATGTGTAAAAACTTTCACCTCTACCTACAAATTTATCTTCACCCCATGATGCTTTATAACTATCACTAAATGAATCTATGAAAGCTCTAAATGTAATCCAAGTTCTTTCTGAAGGGTTATCGTTATTTACAACTGAGATGCGGAATTTAATGAAATCGCTGTTGCTCACATCACTATCAACCCCATCTCTCCCACCAACAGAAGTGTATAAGGACTTCATAGCCATTTTATCTGCTGTGTCTTCGAATGGAACACCTACCTTATCTTTAGTATAAACAACATTAAAAAGTTGTTTTAAACCATCTTTAGATACTCCTCTTTTTCTTCTAATTGGGGTACCTATAGGATTTCCTAAAAGTGTACCTTTTAATAGTGGGTTTGTACCTAATGCTGGGTTACCCATTCTATATACATCACTTTCTCCAGGTTTAAGTTTAGTTGATGATCTTAAATCTGTAGGACCAAGTGCTAAAGGATTTAGAAAATCCCCAAAGGATTCTGGGGATGGATTAAAAAATGCGGGGTAATGACCAACTCCAGGTATATTAAGTCCTGATTGTATAGATACTGCGAAGGGGTTCCATACTTGAAATGGATCTGCTAGTAAACCTTGAGCTATTTGTTTAGCATTAAATGATAACCCTACATTAGTTTTAGTATAAAGTTTGAATAACCTTTCTACATCTTCGGCAGCTGCCCCTGGTCTTAGTAAACCTCCTCTAATACCCCAATCATTACTTGAGGAAAAACCAACTTCACCTGTTTCCTCATCTTCATTTGATGGGATTATAGGGTCTAGGGTTTTAAAGACAGCAAAAGCCCCCTTAGCATTTGCTGATGAAGCATTTGCAGGGCGATCGTTGCCAAATCTTAAGGATTTGAGATTGGTTTTTAATTCTATTAAGGGCATATATTATTTTTTATCCTGGAAGATTATTTACATACTGAGTAGGAGGAGTTTGTGGATCCAACTGTGAAGTCTGTAATGAATCTGGATTTAATGGGATTATTAAAGTAGGAGCATTAATGCCCTGTACTGGTGTAGCACCTCCATAACTCATTGGGGATGGGGTTGCTGTTAATTTGTTAATTAATGAATTTGCCATGGTTGTTTATTTTAAATTTATGTTATTTTATTATACATATTAAATTATTGCATTCTATAACTACCTGCTACTAAGGCGTTACCTACTTTTTGTCCGTCTAATATTACAGTACCACCAGCTTCTACAGCTTTTATTAATCTTTCAAGCAATTGGTTAGTTTTTTCACTATTAAAGACCAATTTAGGGTCAGATGAACCACCCCCAGTGGGTGAAGAGGTGTTTCCTCCACCACTACCCCCCCCACCTGAACCTTTTAGATTGGTTCCGGCTACAATAGTATCTTTATCGTTAAAGGATATTGCTCCTTCAGGACTAAACATTGTTCTAGAATATCCTGGTTTTCCTCCTCCAACAGGACCTTGAGTACCATCATTCATGTATTTTACGGCCATCGCAGCAACTGTTGCTGCTGCTGCTATACCTAAACCAATACCAACTACTGGGATTGCTGCTAGAGATGAAATTGCTCTCATTGCTGCTATACCTACATCTTTTACAAAAGAGGCTGCTTGTAGTGCTTTTTGGGAAAGCATTGCTGCTTTTTCAGCTACCCACCCCGCTGCTTTTTTAGCTTGTAATCCGATCCATGCTGCTTTTTCAGCGGCCCAATGAGCTTTCTCTTTTATCCAATCGGTTGCTTTGATAGATTGAAGGGTTACCCAATCTTTAAATACTAGACCTTGGTAGCGAATATATGTTAAAGCATCACTATTTTTCATTTTATCCCAACCAGCCCCAATTCCTTTAGCTATATTAATAAGTTTCATTGTAGCTAATATACCTACATAAGCAATAGCAATACCTTTTACGACGTTATGGATTAAATCCACATTTCCATATATTTTCTCACCCTCTGTAGTCATAGTAGTAGTAGTACCTAACCACTCAGCTAGAGATTCTGCTGTATCTGCTACTAGATCAAAAATAGGGGCAAATATTAGGTCAACCAGAGGTGTCATTAATTTTTCGATTTTTATCATTGCATTTTCAAACTTACTCATAGCCTTATTTATTTTATCTAATGCGAGGATTTGTGCTTCATCTTGAGCTGCTCTAGTTTCTTGGGCTGAAGCCATACTTGCTATTGCGGCTATGCCTTGTTTTTGTAGGTCAACCATATTAACATTTTCAGCTACATTTTCTTTTTGTGTAACCAACATATCAGCCATTTGACCTCTATTCATCCCTAAAGCTTTAGCTAATGCTTCTTGTTGGATAACATTCATTTTGGAATAATCGGATGCATTTATTCCTTGATTAGCTAATTCTTCCATTAAACCAACGTTATCACCGTTTAGGGCCGCTGTTCTTGCTTTTTCAAGATTTAATTCTTTACCTGTTAATAATTCAGCTTCCATTTCAGCAGCAATAGAGTCTTCAAAATTCAAGAGAGATGAAGCAATACCTTCTACCTGGGACATTTCTAAACCTAATTTTTTGGCTTGTGCTACTGCTTTTGTAATACCTGCAGCAGAACCTCCCATTGCTAACTTAACATTATTTGAAACTTTACCTACAGCAGTCATTAGAGTTTTCATGCTGGTATTAAGTTTTAGAGTTTTAATGGAATGTTTTGCGGTATCAGCCATAGCATTTGCTACTTTACTTACTTCTTGACCGCTTAATTTAGATAAACTTTTAATATCCTTTATACTATCAGCAGACATCCCTGCATATTTATTTAATGTAATAAAGGTTTTTAATGTTTTATTTGATACTTTCTCAGCACCATCTAATGCACTATACACAGCACCAGCAGCTTGCTTAGCCGCTCCTGTAGTCATACCCATAGCACCACCTATTGCTGTTGCTTGTCCGGCTAATTCTTTAGCTTTCGTGCCTGATACTCCTAATTCTCTACCCATTACCATGGTATCATGACTCATGGCTCTCATGTGAGCAGCTCCTTCTTTACCTTTAGCTGCTAGTTTTTTCATAAACCCAATAGCCATAGTAATTAAAGCAAGAGGACCCATAGCTACTTTTAAAGCCATTCCGAATCCTTTAGCTGCAATTTTCATTTTTGCAAATACTCCTATAGCTTTTTTACCACCATTAGTAGCTTCGTAGGCCATTCTTTTAGCAGATTCTGAAGCATTAGTAAATACTTTACCTATACCTGACATTCCTAGTTTGCTAAAGGCTTTTCCAAGAGCCTCTCCATTTTTAACCATACGCCCCCCAGCTTTTTCTAGATTTTTTTGGCGTTTTTCTTGTTCTACTAAGTGAGATACATTTCCGGCATTAGCCTCTTCAGCTTGTTCTATTAATAGAAGTTGTTGAGCTTCAGCAGTTAGGGTATTGTTAGATATATTTAATTGTTCTTGTTTTTTAGTGACTGTAGCTTCTGCTTGTTTATATAAAGATTCGTCTATTTTTTTCCCTAAAGCCTTTTGGCTATTCATTTGTGCCAGTTTAGCCTGTGCTTTGATTAAACTATTACTTTGTAAATTATATAAATCAACTTCTTTTTCTAATTCTTTACCTCCAGCTTTTATTATACCTTGTTTTTGTTTAGCAAGATCATTTTGTAGTTTTTCGTTTTTAGCAATATCTTTTTGTACATCTTTTACAGAGTCATACTCTGATTTGAGTGATTTTGTTGCTTTTACCACATCATTAACTGCAGTTGCTGAAAGTTTATCTAATGTGCCTTTTTCCCTCATCGATTTGACTAAAAAAGACATACTATCATTAATCTGGGATACTAAACTAAGTTGTTCTCCTAAAGCAATATTTGCTTCTTCAATGTTTTGTTTTTGTATTTCTTCTTTAGTAGCCATTAGATATTAGGTATATGTTATAAATATGAAGGGGCACCAAAATATTGATACCCCTTTATATGTTTACTAAAATTTACTTCTATTGGGGTTAGCCCAATCTAAGTTTGTATTACCCCCATTTGACCCTTCATGTGATTTTTTTTCAGCATCATTCTTTTGATTAATTGAATCTTGGATGAATTTAAAGGTAGTTTTTCTTAACCACAAAGGCATATTATATACCGTATCATAATCATATCCTTTTCCGTAATAGATTATCTCGTGGATTTGTTTAAAAAGGTTAAACCTATATTCTTGAGTCAGGCCAAAAAAACTGGACCTCAATGGGCACCGCGACCTCCTCCTCGCCATTTTTACCATCGTAGGTAAAAACCATCATAATATCTGGTTGTGTTAATTTTAAATGTTGTCTAAAAGATGATGAATCCCGGGCTAGCATATAACCGTCTACAAACTCACGTATTGTTTTTTTGCTATCATCCCCGTCAACCGCAATTATTTGGTGTTTTAGACGTGTAGATATGTCAGTAGATGAATTTTTATTAATACGTTTAAGTCCCTTTATTTCGGCTTCAATCGCTTTTTCATCTTTCCCATTTAGGATTTTATATGTAATTTTATTTTTGGAATGAGGTAATTCATATTCAAACTCATTTACACCTTTAATAATTGAACTTTCATCTAATTCAACAGGTAGTAATTCAGCAAGATCAACAATTACTTCTTCACCTTCATAAGTAAATGGATAGTCCTTACCATAACCTAATACACGAGCTGCAACCATAATTGCGTTTTTATCCCCAATTAATAAATCTGAATAATCAAATTCAGTAACTATTAATGATTGGAGTAATTTATCAATCACAATGCCTTGTTTAACGTAATTTAAATTAGTTAAAATATCTTCTTCTCTAGCAGTCATGTATTTCATTTCTATCATACCTGAAGATAATGGGTGGCCTTCTGGATATAGTAATCCTTTAGAGGGTAAGGAAACATGTTCCGTAGGGAATTTTGGTTTGGGTTTTTCTTGTTCTTCCATAAATTTTTATTTGTTATAACTTAATTGTTCATATATAAATATGAATATAAAAAGGGAGTTTGACATAGCCAAGCTCCCTTTAAAAATAATTGCAAAATTGTTATTAGTAATTCAATACACAGTAATCCATACCTATAGTAACTGTTAAGTTTTGTGCTGCTGCTTCATTATCCCAGTTGTACTCACCAAATTCTGCGGCTTTAATAAAAGCTCCTTTGATAATCCATTCTGAAACAATATCACCTACAGGACCTAAAACATCAATAGTTAAATCCTTTTTATAGAAATCACTATAACCATCTCTACCTGTTACAGACTCATGATGTAAACGAACCCATTCCATTACGGCTTGTGCACCTGAAGGAGTGATTGGGTCGAACATAGTCATTGTTAAATCATTCCATTTTAATTTACCCTTAATTTTTCGATACGTGTTGATGTGATTAAGAACAATTTCTTCCTGCGAGAATCCGACGGATGAAATACCCTTAATTGTATACGATGGAACACCGTCAACATACATGATAAATCTATTCTGTACCTTAGGTTCAAAAGCTGTGAAAAATATTTCGTTTGGATCTATTACTGCCATTTTGCTTTATATTATATTGTTATTTTGTTATAAATATTAGATTTTTCTTTCTTTATGCTGGGAAAGTTGCTCCAGTTGGTAAAACATTAAAATCTAGGTAAATGAATTCAGCGGTTTTAGTTGGTTGTAAGTAAATTTGACCAATTAATTGGTTTCTATCGATTACATCCGCTGTATTATTACTATCATCCATGATTACTTTAAACGCATACAAACCTTGTCTTTGTTGTACTGATTCTAAGTATGGGTTAACTTGACTTAAAAATGCATTTCTAGTAGCAATAGTATTTTGTTCGAATACTAAATTATCTGCAACTTGTGAAATATAAGTTTTAAGTTGAATTAATAATCTTCTAACATTTACTCTATCTAAAGCCGAAGCTCTAGTTTGTAGTGTTTTTTGTCCAAATACTACTACACCTGATCCAGGGAATGAAGCTATTGGGTTTACTTTACCTTGGTACAATGTATCTCTGTTTGATTGTGAGAATTTTCTTTCAGGACGTACTACTGTAGCTAATCCACCTCTATTCAAACCTGCAGGTGCAAACCATGCTTCTCCTACTCTATCATTATAAGCATAAACTCCTGGAATCATTGTTGAAGCTGGAACCCATACTAATTCTCCGGTTTCTGGGCTTGTCGTTTGTAACCATGGGGCATAAACGGCAGCGTAACTGGAATTATATGATGAAGCTTCTGATGTCATAGCATTAATTGTAGCACCATATGTTGAAGCATCTACAATTGCGATTGCATCTCCTCTTTCTTGTACCATATTAATTAATTTGGTAGTTGTTGAAGGTGCAGTTTCAATCATAATACCAGGTACTGTGATTGAGTTAAATAGATATTCATCTTGATTTGATAATAAATCAATTGAAGTTGTATAATTAGTATTATTTAAACCTTGAATATTCGCAGCGGTAGTAATTTGCTCATTAAATGCAGCTCCGGCTGTTTCAAAATAAACTTGACCTGTTGCGTTTTCAAATGAACCACTTGCTACTGCTGGTAAAGATGCTGTATATTCTCCTTTAAAATCTCCATTATTGTCAAAATATTGAGGAGTTTTGGCATTTACAGCTGAAACATATACGTATCTTGATCTGTTAGGATAAGTACCATTATCTTGAACATATGGTGTTGTATCACTAGTATTAATTGATTTGTAACTATCACCTATTACTTTTGAAATATAATTTGGTGCCGTAGGATCTAATGATAAGTTAGCATATGATTCTAATACTGTTTTTGAATCTGTAGTATCATTACCTCTTCTAACTAATAATGAAAATGTACCTGAAGAAGTGCTAAATCCTGCTACTTCCCATCTTAAATTATCAATTGAACCTGAAACTAAAGCTCCATTAACTTCTGATCCTGAACTATTCATAATAGCACCTTCACCAAATGTTTTTAATGTAAATGAAGTTGTTACTGGTGCTTCACTACCTGAAATGTTGGTTGAAGTTGCGCTTGTAAATGATCCCGATACAACTCTAGTTACTAACAGTGTAGTTCCACCATTATTAAAGTAGTTATAAGCTGAATTTGAAGTTAAGAATTCTTGTTGCAAACTTGCGCTTAAGAAAGTTGTTCCGAATGCTTGAGTATATTCACTATATGAAGTTACTAAAGTTGGGATTCCAACTGGACCTTTAACTGTTGGGCCTATAATAGCCGCACCTGCTTGAATTGGTTGAGCGGTTATTGCTGAAAGATCGTTCTCTCTAGCTAATACACCTGGGGATAATAATGTTTCTGCCATTTTATTTTGAGTTATAAATGTGTTTTGTTATACATATTAGATTTTTTATCAAAATTTAAAACTATTATGATAATTCATTTAATTTTATTCCACAATACATATGACATGGTTAGTTAAAAACATAATATATTTTGAATTGATTTTAAAACTTGACTAGGTTTTATTGATTTAGTACATTCAAAATGTCTTGGTGTGTCTTTATGATCCGGGCACCATTCCCAATCTCCAGGGTTTAACCACTCACGATTAAAACATCCAGTACAATTGCCTTCAGGTGTTGCTACTCGTTCACAATCTTCAAATTCAGTATAAGATTCACTAAAACCTGAAATTAATACTACTGGGGTGTTTATAGCCCAGGCTAACCAAGATAATCCGCTACCTACACCTATAAAAGCTTCGGCATGTTTAATTTGATTCATTCTAGTTTCAATAGGAAAGTCACCTGTCTCATTAACCACATTTAACAATGTACCCCCTAGTTTTGAATCATGCCATTCATCATTTAAAGGTTCTTGAGTAATCATCATTACTTTATAACCTTTTACATTTAAAGTATCAATTATTTTCTGCCAACCCCCTGGGTAATTCCAATACTTAGCATGTGCCGAAGCGTGTGGTGCTATTACAACGTACTTTTCTTCTATTGGACGTCCCTCATCTTGAAAGTCTAAAATTGGTTTAATTTCATTATAATTTAAACCTAAAATTTTAGTAGATGTTTCTTGTAGAGGTAGTGGTTTAAAATCACAAGGTATCCTTTGAGAATTAAAAGTTTTATCATCATTGTAAAACCATCCTAAACCATACATAGCATATAAATCTGGAACTGATTCACCTGGGGTTGTAAATTCTAATTCTGAGTATTTTGATTCAAACCATTTATTTTTAAATGTAGAAACTACAACATGACAATTCCATTTTTTTCTAAATTCCTCAACATATGGAAACCAAGCTAAGGTATCACCAATGGCATCTGAATCTAAATGGATATAAACACGTTTATCTTTAGGGTTGTATTGGTGTTCAAATACCAACTCATTAGTAGATAAATCATAAACTTTTATACCCCAACGAATAAAATATTTATCATTAGTTCTAGTCCACATATTATTACTAATAATAGTATTATGAATAACTTTATTAGTATCTAAATTTTCTATTAAAACTTTATATTGTTTATCCTGTTTACCTAAGATTTCAATAAATGCTCCTTCAATAAAATTAACATTAAATGTATTAGAAGGTACCTTAATAGGTAAATTAAGGTTTTTAATTGAGTTATATGTATTAATTAATTCTTGTTTCATAACACTTGGTTGTATATTTTAAGTAATTCTATTGTTCTATTTTCCCAACTAAAATCAATACCGGTTTGGGTTGAGTCTTTTATGTATTTATCCCAATTATTTAATATATCATCTAAACCTCTTTCCATATCAAATATGTTACGTGGAGATCTCCACATTCCAAAAAAATCAGTTTCCATTTCAATCCATCCAATAATAGGTAAACCACAGGCTGCGGCTTCTAATAAGGTAAGGTTAGGATGTCCGGCTTCCAACTCTGAAGGATGGAGGAATATATCGTGGTCTAAATAAACTTGTCTTAAATCCTCATTACTAGGTTCCCAAATGAATTTTAATTTTGGATAATTTAAAACCCATAAATTTTCATTTATCCAGTTTTGATTATTTTTTGGACCTACAATAGTAAGAGGAAGATTACGTAACATGGCTAAACCTACACCATATGAAAATCCTTTTCTATCGTGTCCATTTTTACCACCCATACCATTATTAGCAACCATTAATAGTTTTGGTTCTTCAGGTACTAATTTAGGAGTATTTTCAGGATAAAACCCATTAGTATTAACCCCATGAGCAAAATACATACACTTTGGATGGTTAAAGTAATCTACTAACCATTTAGCAGGCATTAATGAAATTAATGAACCTTCAATTGCTTCTAAATTTTCTTTAAATGTTGATGATTCTTTACCATAATATTTTACATGGTGATCGTGTAGTTGGTAAATATATGGAATACCTCTATTTTTTAAACCTATTGCTAAATTAGCTACATGGCAGTGGACTATATCAAACTCACCAGGTTTAATGTGACCTGCTAATTTGTGGG